GAGTAGCCGTATCGCATCTCTTCGACAGCATAGGGTGCAGCCGTTGCAGGGTACTTTGGTCATGGCTTTCCCTCCCATACTTCCAGCATCTTGTCACTCATGGCGATTCCCTCGGAGGTTGATGGTCGTAAAACCAAGCTGTCTTTCCAGTCGCAGGTTCCTTTTTCTAGGGACGCAAAAGTATCGGCATATCTATGAACCAAATCTGCAGCATGCCACACGCAATCACCTTCTCGTACAGTTGGCATGCTTTTATATAATACGCACCTCCCGTTTTCGTCCATGGCTAACGCCACATATTCTGGGGCTACATGTTCCCAGTTTATGGATGGCTTTGTTAGCTTTGTTGGCTTGATGCGGTATTCCCAGTTCTTATACCATGCGGGATACACACAAAACATCCACTCTTCTGGTGTGGTACAGGTACCTTTAAGGTTTCGTCCTTCGACCTTGGCGCCGTCTACCCAAGCATGGGCTATTGCTTTGTGTTTTTCAGGTACGTTCATTTTTGTTTCTCCAATTTTTTTGATTTCTTCTGCCATGACAATGCGCCAGCCTTCTTCGGCCTTGTCACGAGGGATGGCAACCAACAAATAAACAGGGTCGGTCTGGATGCTGGTACGGTCGATGTGACCGAGAAGCTGCTTTAAGAATGCGGTACTGGTCATGCTTCTACCTCCATCAACGCAAGCGGCTCTTGCCGGTTTGCATCTCGACAACGCCCTGCAAACTATCGAGGTCTTTCTGCTGCGCAATCAGCCGATTCTCTAAACGCATGGCGTAGGCATTAACTTCATCTTTCGATTCTTCTGCTGCGACTCGCTTCTTCTGCTCATCCAGATACATCTGCTTCCAGCCAGATTCGTAATGCGCTTTGATTAAATAACCAAAGGAAAAACTGGAGAGACCGGTGATGATGGAGAGGGTGATTATTTCGATCATGGCGCACCTTCCTTGCCGTCGGCTTTGATCGCAGGCGTTGGGTCACTACAATAGGGATAATGGCAGAGCGCGTTACGTGCTTCCTTAACCCATACTGGGCTTCTATTTTTGTATCTCTGCTGCCGATGCTCCCAGTATTCAAGGGCAAGTTTTAGCGCGGAAGCCAATTCGTTTCGATGGTCTTCTATTTCGCGTATTCGCCCATCTGTTTTTCGCAGCCTGTCCATCTCTTTCGCCGTGAAAGGGAACCACTCTTCAAGGCTGCTGTTTTCGCGCCAACGTGTGCCTATTTCTGCGTCCTTTCGGAGCTGCTCCAGTTCCTCGCGGGTGATGGAGTCAGGGGGAGCTGCATGGGCTATTGCTCTGTGTTTTTCATGTACGTTCATTTTTCACTCTCCAAACTGCTTTTGCTGCTCAATTATTTTTGTCTCATGGAGAAGTATTGATATTGCTCTTGCAGCCACGACTGGAACCCAGCCGTTTCCAGTGGCCTTGAGTCCGTCCATCCCTCTGGCCACATCATCAGAATTTCTTGACATCGTGGAGTAATCATTCGCTGGTAGAGCCGCATCAACTGCTCTTGCAAATTGCCGTCTGCGTGATTCTTCCGTATTAACGAGAGCGGGTTTCGGAACGTCCATGCTTTCCAGCTCTGAGCCGTTGGGGTAAGCAACCAAGTAAAGCCTGGCTCGATGATGCGCTGCTCCAATGGTGGATGCTCGAAACACGCCCCATCGAGCATCGAACCCCATTTCGGCCAGGTCTCCAAGGACGGTTCCGAGTCCGCGAAGAGTGAGCATTGGCGAGTTTTCCACGACAACGAGTCGCGGTCGAATAATACGAATGCAACGCGCCATCTCTGACCACAATCCTGACCGCCTCCCTGTGATGCCTTCGCCTGAGCCGCAAATACTGATGTCTTGGCACGGAAATCCACCAGTGATGATGTCAACGGAATCTCTCCAAGGTTTCGGGTCAAATTTCTTGATGTCATCCCAGATTGGGAACTGCTCAATGCACCCATCGCGCTGTCTGTCGAGCAAGATGCTTCTTGCCCCGGCATCAATCTCAACAGCGCAGACGGTGCGCCATCCAAGGAGCTTCCCTGCCAAGAGGCTTCCGCCTCCTCCTGCAAAAAGTGCCAGCTCATTCATATTCCCTCAGATTTGTAATCATGCAGTAGTTTGTCGGCTTCAGCTTCACTGATGCCGAAGTGCAAGGCGACCAGCAGGCGGATTTGGGTGTTAACTGAAAAACTGTTTTCGGCAGCAGGCGCGGCTTGGTCGTTTCCCGTTTTCGGTTGCGCTGCCTTTTCTGCGACAAGACGGGCTTCGGCTTCGGCCTTTGCCTTGCGTTCAGCAGCTTCAATAGCGGCTTTTGCTTCACGCTCGGCTTTTGCCATAGCTTCGGCTTCTGCTTTTGCTTTGCGTTCAGCGGCCTCAATGACGGATTTTGCTTCACGCTCTGCCTTGGCCGTGGCTTCGGCTTCGATACGCTGACGCTCTTGCTCGATGCGGCGGGCTTCGGCCTGCTTGTGGTCGGTAACACGCTTCTCAATAATCATTTCCAGCGTTTCGTTTTCCTTGTAAACAAGCTCTTGCTTGTCGGCAAAAAGAAACGCGCAATCAGGAATGCTGTTGAGCATGTCGAGATTGTCACGGACACGACCTGCCGTGATTGAGGCGGCGTTGTTAGCCTCGATCAATACGGCTGACAATTTGTTGTCGATGCTGGATAGGCTGGACAGCCCCTTGATGGCTCCGGCAAAGTCGGGTTGTTCGACTCGCAGAACGATACCAGGCACATCGGCTTGCAGCTTGCCGACGTGTGCGGCAAACGCCTGTTTTGTAGCCATGATCTTTTCCAGCTTGCGGTTTTCCTTTTCCGCCTTGACCAGCTTTTCAGTCCGTAGGCGCGTGGTTCTTGCCAATTCCGACAAGTCAGCCACCATGCGCCGCATCTGTTCGACATCAGATATTTGCGCCAGTGCGCTTTCTTCTGCGGTTTTCAGTGCGTCCTCTGCCTTCTTGAGTGACTTGCAGGCCGCTTCTGCGTCGGCAAAGTCTTGGTCGGTTTCTGGGCGCGTGGGAATGCGGGCGACAAAGTCTTTCAGGGCTGCGCCAAAAATATCCAGATTGCCAGCAACCGCCAGCGAGCCTTGCACCTGTACGACTACAGCAGGCAGGGATTCCGTGGGGGTCGCAACGGCTTTGACCGTGGCTGGCTCTGGCACATAGGCTGCGACATCTCTGTCGAATTGTTGCCAGCCCATCACGAGGCGCTCTTCTGCACCAACATCGCGCTCAACCCATAGATGCACCGTGCCAGCCTCCGTGCCATCGGACAGCATGTATAGGATGCGCTCTGCGCCGCTGACCGCGAATTGCTGCACGACCTGCCAGTAGTCAGTCTCCGGCAGCTCTCCGTTAGCAACCGCTTTGGCCTTGTCCTTGTTGTATGTTTTGCATTCCCAGGCTGTTTTAACATCCATCGTAATACCGTCAAAGCTGGCCGACAGATAGCCGTCATCACTAATGCCGGTGACAGGGAACAGGTCGTCACCGATGATCCGTTCTGCGACAGGACGAGCGAATGCTTCTATGGCGTGTCCTCGGTCAAACAGGGCTTGCGTCTCTGCCGAGATTTCCGACGTGATGCCGGTCGCCTTTTCTGCCAGCAGTTGCTGGCGAGTCTTGTAATTCGATGCGCCCATCATGGCTGGCGCGTCCGAGGCGTTGCGGCTGTTTTTTCGATGGGCGAGCCACTCAGGGCTGCCTTGTTGCAGGTTGATTGTTTTCATTTTTCAATACTCAGAATGGCTCGTCATCAAGTGAAGGGCTGTCGATTGCTGATGGCTCCAGTGCGAGGATTGATTGCACCTGTTCCTCGGTAAGCGTGTATTTGGCCCGCAGGAAACTCACGATCTCCTGCGCGGGCTTGCCTGCCTCGATGCGCTCTTTGTAAGCCGGTAGCTTTGACTCGAAACTGGATTGCTCGAAGGCGGGCAGGGCGACAGGCTCAATTACAACCGCCTGCACTACCCGCTCTTGTTGTTGGGCTTCATTGATGCGCGCGGCCTCATCCTCGTCGTATATGCCAGTGAATCCGAAGGCGATACGGGCGCACTGAATCATGGCTTTATGACGAAGCATTCTTTTTGGGTGGGACTGCCAAGGCCCCGCTACGCGTTTACATTCAGCCATGTATTCCGTGATTCGAATTGGCCGCGAGCGGTCTTTTCGATAGATAATGCAGGTGCATGATTCGTCGTCTTGCTCAAACTCCATGCCATCAAATTGCGGGTGGCTGTTGATAATTCGCGCCCATCCATCCACGCCAACGATTGGCACTATTCCATTATTTTTGTCAGGAAATGCGTAAATCTCCTTCGTCCATGGGTTCAGGCTGTATTGGTTGGCGACAACCAGTAGCGCCGTCATCTGGGCATCCGTTACCTGCCCCTTAAAGGCGGTGGCCTTCAGGGTGTTATACAGCTCAACACCATTAGCCCCCATGCCAAGAGATGTTGATAATTTATTAGTCAGTTCGACCAGTGCGTTGTTACTCATATCAACCTCTGCTCTTGTTCGTTTTGACAACCCACCGCCCATTGATTCGGGCAACGGGACACTTCATTTCCCAGGCCAGCGCAAAGGCGGCTTGGCTGTTTATGCAAAGAATCATTTGACCCCCTCGAACTCTTTTTCAGCCTTTTGCTCAGCCTGCCACTCAGCCCTGCGAGCGCGAGCACTGTCCATGAGTGCGGCTATTTTTTCTGCCGCTTTCAGCATTTCGCCGTTAGTTATAAGCACCGTGATTTCAACGCGGTATTTGGCTTCTGCTCGTTCAACGCCGCAGTAAAGGTCGTCAGCCTCAAAAGGAGCAGCTTCAATTTCAGCCGCCAGTTCTTCGATGCGTGCGTAAAACGCATCACTAATTGCCTGCTCACGCTCTTCACGGGCGGTTAATCCTGCTTCGTAGCCAATCATGTCGCTCTCCTTACATTAAATCGCCATTGATGTGAGTAATGTAACGCACCGCCTAATGGATAGTCAATAGGCTTTTGCTAATAAAAATCAAATCCTGTGAACGTTAGTTTGACTAGCAACCGCCTATTGCTTATCGTTAAGCAGTGCGTTACTATTAAATCGTTACTGGGAGGTTACCGTGAAAAACAATATACCCGTAGAAACAGCCATCAAAATTGTTGGTGGCGGCGCAAAGCTTGCCAGGATAATTGGCGTGAAAGCCCCGACTGTTTCGCAATGGCTAAAATACACAAGGCCAGTTCCCCCTATTCGCTGCCTGGCTATCGAGTCGGCAACCGGCGGGGTTGTCTCTCGCAGCGACCTTCGGCCTGACGACTGGCAAAAGATTTGGCCGGAGTTCGTACCGGCCAACCAAGAGGGAACACCATGAGCAGCGAAGATCAGGAATTGCCGGGAATGCTGGCGCTGGCCGAAGGCGTGAAGGCTGGCGAGTGGCCGCACACGATGGACGCGCAAGTGTGGGCGCGGAAGTGGCTGGAAATCACGGCAGACAAGCCGGAGGTCGCAACCGACGAAGGCGCAATGATTGGCTGGTTTGCGAACGCAATAATGGCTGGCTACGACACCGCGACGTTGGTGTCTAACACCAGCTTAGGCGTAAACGATTTTTAACTAGAGGATAAAACGATGGCTTTCAAGACAATTTATA